AATACAGTCTTTGGAAAGTTAGCTGGTAATGCACTAACTACAAATGGTGATGAAAATGTTTTAATTGGGCATGAAGCTGGTAACGACATGGATACAGGAGAAAGAAATGTCGTCATTGGTTATCAAAGTGGAGACAAATTAACATCTGGTAATAGAAGTGTAGCTATAGGATATGGTTCTTTAGGAAGCGAACAAACTGGAGCAAGGTCAATAGCAGTAGGTTTTAATGCTTTGTCTCAACAAAATGTAGGTGCAAACACTTATAATACAGCAGTTGGAGTAGAAGCTGGATTTTACAATAGAACAGGAACAGCAAATACTTTTTTGGGTTACAATTCTGGTAAAGGAGCAAGTGAGCAAAGCAATTCAAGTAACGTTGGAGTAGGTTATCACTCATTATTAAGTGTTACTACAGGAAGTAATAATACTGCGGTTGGTAAAGACGCTATGCTTAATGTTACTACAGGAAGTTATAACGTGGCCATCGGAAACATAGCTATGGATAGTGCTACTACAGGAGGAACAAATGTTGCTATAGGTTCAAGGGCATTGGCTACTTCTCAAGCACCTTTATATAATGTTGCAGTTGGTGCGGATGCCTTATTTGGAGTTCCTGCTGGAGAAGCTATAACAGGCGCAGTTGCTATTGGTACAGAAGCATTTAAAGGTGACTCAAATACAACTACAGGAGCTAATTACACAGTTGCGATTGGTCAAGAAGCTCTGAAATATTTACAAACTGCAACTGGAAATATCGCAATAGGCTATGGAGCAAGTGAAAATGTCACAACAGGAAGCTGGAATACTGTTATAGGATATGAAGCGTTTAATACTGGAACAGGAGCAAATAATACTACTGCTATTGGATATAAAGCTGGAAAGTTTCTTGGAGATAATGGACAGACTAACCATTCATCCTTTAATACCATCATTGGAAGGTCTGCAATGGCTGGAGGAAATACCTCAACTCCAGCTAACAATACAGCACATCTAAATATTGCTATTGGTCATGGTGCTGTAGGTGGTAATACAGGATCGGGGACAAATTTAACAGCTACAGGGAATACAGGTGTTGGTTATGCTACTTTAAATGTTATTACAAATGGTGCAAACAATACCACTTTAGGTTATGGTACATTACAAGCAATTACAGGAGGTGGAAATAATGTAGCAATAGGAAACAATGCTGGTAATGTAACCACAGGTTCTTCAAACCTTGTATTAGTAGGTATGAACGCTGGGGATGCAATCGATAACACAGGAGCTGATGGAACTGTTGCTATAGGTAAAGATTCACTTACAGCATTGACTTCTGGTGCAAGAAATGTTGCAATCGGCTATACATCTGCTCAAGCATTAACAACTGGACATAGCAATACAGCAGTTGGATACGAAGCATTATATACATCTGTAGATGGTAGTAGCAACACAGCAATAGGTAGAAAAGCATTATATACTTTTGAGGGTAGTTCAGATGCTGGTGAAAATACTGCGGTAGGAGCTTTATCTGCTCATGCATTAGAAACTGGTATTGGTAATGTTGCAGTAGGTAAACAAGCAATGGCAAATGCAACAACAGGAAGTTATAATATAGCTATTGGATTAACTGCAATGGGTTTAGGAGTTACAACAGCAGACGGAACTATTGCTATTGGTAGAGATTCTCTTAAATCATTGACTTCTGGTGCTGAAAACACAGCAGTAGGTTATGCATCTGGAGACACTGTTACTACTGGAACTAAAAATACTTGTATAGGTTATAATACAGATGTATCCGATACTGGTGCAATAAATAGAACTGGGTTAGGAAATGGAATTACTCTTGGAGCAAACAATTCAGTAGTTCTTGGTAATAATGATGTAACTGATGTTTATATGGCACAAGATGCTGGAGCAAGAATACATTGTTCTCAAATACAATTTCCAAGTTCACCAGATTTAAGTTCTGATCCAAATCGTCTGGATGACTACGAAGAAGGTACATGGACTCCAGCTTTTCCAGCAAACACATTAACAGGAACTTTACAAGGCACTTATACAAAAGTAGGTGATTTGGTAACAGTATTTTTTAATGGTCAATCTTTGGATTATGATGGCTCTGGAAATTCAAACATAATAATTACAGGCTTACCATTCACAACTGCTAGTTCTAATATGGGTGTTGTATTTACAAGTAGTGTAGCATATTGGGCAGTAAATATTACAGGAACAGGAGTTATACAAGGATATGTAGCATCAAATACTTCACAAATTGAGCTATTTGAAACTCAAGATAATAGTGCGATGACACCAGTAAAAGAAGATCAATTTAGCACAAGCTCTGGAAGTGCTTTAAGATTTACACTTCAATATAAAGTTTAATTGGATAATTAAAAGGAAAGATAATATGAGCAGTCTTAGTAAAGTAGAAAAAGATGATTATGAAGTAAGAGGTGAGTATAAGCATATCAATGTTCGTACGAAAACATCAATCATGGAGGATGGTGTAGAAATCTCATTCAAATATCATAGAAAAGTATTAACACCAGATATGGATGTATCTGGAGAGTCTGCAGAAATACAGGCTTTATGTAATGCTTTGTGGTCAGCAGACATTAAAAAAGCATGGGCAGATAAACAAGCTGAAGAAGTTTAACAAACAAGGAGTCTAACATGGCTAAAAAAGAAAAACAAAATGGCCCAGTGTTGACGCTAAACGATAAAGAATATGACGTGAATAGCGATCTCAACGATGAGCAAAAGCAAATCTATATGCACTTAAAAAATATAGATGACAAAATAAACAACAATAATTTTGTTCAACAGCAGCTTCTAGTTTCGAAAGATGGTTTTGTTCGCATGATGGAAGAATCACTCGCAAAGGAAGAAGAAGCAGAAGAATGATTGTTAGACGATGCTCCCATGATTATGACGTAGTCATTTTTCTTAATAAATCTAAAGGCATGACTAAAACAGTGCCTAGAGCAGATGGTACAACCACAACTATTACATATCCAAATTCTAAAAGATATTTTTTATGGGTAGATGATGAGATAGTGAGAAGATCTGATTCATTTGAAACGATAGAAGAAGAATATGTCAAAGAAGTTGCCAAGAAAACAGATAAAGGTCATGGGCGCATCGACATTGTTAAACACAAAATTGTAAATAATAAGGTACAAAATAGATGAAAAATCCATTAGCAACGTTAGTATCTTGGCAATACCGCACAGGACAGCTAGATGGATGGACTGCATACCATTTAGCAGCAGGTGCGTTTTTATGCAAAATATTCCAATGGTTAAGTTGGTCAGATTTTTGGTGTGTTATGGGTGTATTCATAATCGGTGTATTATGGGAGATATTTGAATGGTTTATTGAAGGTGACGAAGAAACCTATGGCACAAAAAAAGCGTGGGCATACAATACGATGGCTGATATAGTGGTAGAAACTGGTATCGCATGGTGGATGGTGCTATGAACAAAGTAATAGAAAAACTAGAAAATGGAGATTTTAAAGTTGTTAGTACGAGTTATGATATTCCTGTTAAGTATCATTATAATTCAAAGTTGCGGAAGCAACGGCTGGATAATAGCAAGCATACCAGTCACACCGCAGGATACAGTTACAAATACAGTTTTTATCGAGATAATGGATGCTGATTCAACTGTTCATTGGTTTCATGGTAGTATCAGCGATTATAGTAATTGGTGCTATAGGCATCAAAGACTGGAAGAGGTAAGAGTACAGTAATGGATTTTTTAGCTGTTTATTCGGAAGCAGGTATGATAGGCATTGTTGGAGCAATGTTTGTTTATCTAGTTATATCATTATCTAATAAAAGTGCTAGGCAGCAAGAACAACTTGAAAATTTAAAAGTAGAAAATAAAGGCCAGTCTGAAACATTAGAAAACATGGAAGGCATGATTATCAAATTAATCAATAGATGGAATGCATCGGATGATAAGTTAGATCGTAAATTTGATGCATTAACTAAAGAAATCAATGACTTAGACAATCAAGTATCTCGTATAGATGGTAGTTTAAGTCGCATAAATGGAAAACATTAATGGATAGTTTAAAAGTCACATCAATTAGTTTTGCCAACTATGGCGTGTATCTCGCAGAATTAAATTTATTATTACAATGCATTGTTGCAGTAATGAGTATCATATATTTAGCAATAAAAATAAAAGGAAAAGCTAATGGACATTAAATCAATAGTTGTCAGTGAAATTACTAAGCAAGCAGAGGCTTCTGTTCCTCAACTAAAAAAAGCTATTAATGATTATGTAATTGAAACTATACAATCAAAAGAGTTTGAAAAAGAATGGGCAACTGCTATAAATCAAAAAATAAATTTACCAGGATTAAATGAGCGTGCAGAGCAAGTATTGTTTGAAAAAATGATTGACAAAGGTACAGATTTAGTTGCTAGTGTTATGGTAAGGCTTTTAGAATCAAAGTAATGGCCGTACCTTCAAGAGTTAAGGCAACCATGCGCAGACTAGGACTGCGCGGAGTGAATAAACCAAAGCGTACTCCTGCACATAAGACAAAGTCTCATGTAGTGATGGCCAGATCTGGTGATAGGTATAAGTTAATTCGTTTTGGTCAGCAAGGAGCAAGAACCGCTGGTAAGCCACGCAAAGGCGAGTCTGCAAGGATGAAAGCAAAGCGCAGGTCATTTAAGGCAAGACACGCAAGAAATATCGCTAAAGGTAAGATGAGTGCGGCTTACTGGGCAAACAGAGTAAAATGGTAATGAAAGTAAAAGGTATTAGCGTAACAGGATTAAGTAAAAGGCAAGTAGCAGCAATGCGCAGACATGCAAGGCATCACACTGCAAAGCATTTACGATCTATGGTAGCAGCAATGCGCAGAGGAGCTACGTTTAGTCAGTCACATACCAGTGCAATGAGGAAGGTTGGTAAATGAGAAAAAAGAAAAGAAGCAAATCCAGAGTAAATGAAGCAGGTAACTACACAAAGCCTGCGTTACGTAAAAGAATCTTTAATCGTATCAAAGCAGGTAACAAAGGTGGTCGTCCAGGACAATGGAGTGCTAGGAAGGCGCAGATGCTTGCAAGAGCGTATAAAAAAGCAGGCGGTGGATACAGATAATGGCGTTAAAAAAGTCACAGAAAAGTTTAAAGAAGTGGACCAAACAAAAGTGGGGATATGTCACAAAAGGTGACGAGAAGAAACCGCGCAGGAAGCGTGGTAGGTATTTACCTGAGAGTGTGCGTAAAGGTTTGAGTAAATCACAAAGAGCCTATGAAAATAGGTTAAAGCGTGCTGCAAGCAAACGAGGTAAGCAACGCGCTAAGTATAGTAAAAGAACAAGAAGCAAAGTAAGGAGCGCAAGATAATGCCGTATCATTATGGACATAGCAAGAAAAAAGGTAAGAAAAAGAAGAAGAAGAAAATGAAGCGTGGGATGAAACGTGGTCGATAAAAAGCAAATGCGCGGCATCATTAACGATGTCCTACAAAAACTAGGTGATAAATACGCAGATCCTAAAGCCTTAGACTTAGTATATAATACTGGTTTAGTGGAGTCAAAATACGTTTATCTAAAGCAAATCAAAGGTCCTGCTGTTGGTTTTGCGCAGATTGAACCTTGGGTGGGTATTTCTATGATTCAGGACTATTTGCAGTACAGAGAGAAATTAATGAAAAAGGTAGCGGATGTATGCAAGATAGATTGGAAGTATTTTATTGATCCACAAGAAGAGGACTGGCGTTATATTTTAACAGTTAATATCGCCGCGCAAATTGTTTTTTGCAGATTACACTACTGGCGTGTACCTAAATCATTACCAAGAACTTTAGAAGAGCAAGCAAAACAATGGAAAGTTTTCTATAATACT